CCTTCTGCGCCTTGGCCGTGGCTTCCTGCGCCAGCGCCTGCGCCAGCACCGTCTGCGGGTCGGGCTCCTGGCCCTGCGCTGCCTGCTGGAGCATCTGGGTTTCTTCCTGCGTGGGCTGCATCACGCCGGCCATCACCATCTGCTTGCGGAAATACTGAGCCACATCACGCACGCCGTCGCCATCGACGTTCTGCATGATCGTCGCCAGCAGAATCTTCTGCGTCTCGGGGTCCTGCGCAAACTGCATCATCGACAGCAGCGTCCTGCGCGTCGCGGCGCGCTGCGTCATGAACGACGGACCCACCGACGACACGACATCGAGCATCGCGCTCGACAGGTCGTTGGCCAGCACCATCGCACCGTCCTGGTCGAGCGTGGGCTTCATCAGTTCGATGGCCGCAGCATTGCCCTGCTCGTCCACGGCCTTCATCTTCCGACCCGGCTCGACGTACACATCGTGCGCCATCGACAGCCAGATTTCGCCTGCGCGGCGCACCGCCGTGGCGTAGTTCGATAGGTACAGAAACGACTGCTGCGCCAGGCGCTGCTGCACCATCTCGACGGCATCGCCGCTGATATTCGAGACAATCCGGTCGCCCTCGCGCTGGTTGCCCAGGATGTCGTCGATGTCCTGCTCGGTGACCTGCAGCAGCGCAGCCATCGCAGGCGGCACGGCAGCGGACTTCGTGTACGCCACCGGGCCTGCAACCTGCTGGCTGCCGTCAGGCCCAGTGATCGGGTTCACCAGCAGATAGGGATAGTTCTCCAGGTTGTCCTTGGCCCACATCATCTGGTGGCCGGCAACCTGCTCGGGCGTCATGATCGGCTTCTCGACGCTGGACAGCGCAGAGATTTCGCCCAGTTTCGAGAGCTGCATGTTCTTCAGTCGCTGCGCGTCCTTGGCCGGCCGCACCACGCCCATGCACCGTTCCACGTTGTCGATGAACCAGCGTTTGCCGTACACCGGCACAATCGGGATGCACTTCCCAGCGATATACCCGTCGTCCCGCAGAATCTTGCCGCCAGACATCAGATATTTGCGCACCCTGCGCCGCTTGATCTGCCTGCGCCGGATTTCCTCGCTGCCGATGGCAAACAGCTTTTCCAGAATCGACGGGTCGTCGTCAAGTTCCGATTTCAGGTATTTGTCCTCGGTGCCATCCAGCCCACGAAAAACCACCTGCGTGTCGCTGGCGTTTTCGATGCAGTAATACTCCGCGACGTACACGACGTCCGGCGTATCCCAGTCGAAGAACGTCTGGTAGATTTCCTTCGGCCACGACGTCGGGTCGTCGTCAAACTCCGCGATGTACGCACTGCGCGTCATGCTGTACAGCACGAACGCATGGGTCGCATCGGCTTTGTCCTGCCGCTTGGCCTGCAGGTCGAAAAACACGCTGGTGTCAGCGTCGTAGATCGGCTCGATCCTGATACGCTGCCTGTCGTTGTCCGGGTCTTCCTCGTCCTCGTACACGGTCTTCAGTCGCCACGCCCCGAACCCGCCGCCCACGGCTTCTTCGAAGGCGTTGTCATACGCCTCGGCAGCCATGCTGTCCTGCTCGTCAGCGCGGAACAGGCGATTGCACACGCCAGCCATTTCTGTCGGGCTGCCGTCCTTGCTGACGAAATCGACCGTGACCCGGTTGTTCCGGTACTCGTTGACGATGCGCTGCACCGCCAGGCCGATCTTGTTCACCTCGAACTTCGGCTTATTCTCGTACTGCTCCTGCAGCGGACCTTCCCACTGCGCGCCAGCGATGCTGTAAAACCGCCGGTCCTGCAGACACTGCAACCGTTCGTCGCGCATTGCCGACTGAATTTCGTCGAACTGCCGCAGAGCTTCCTGGTGGGTGTCACGCAGACGCTGAGTGTTCGAAATACGCGCCATTTATTTCCCCTGCCGCACGGCGGCTATTATTGCGCAAGTCCCATTTGCCTGCGCAAAGCATTAACATACATATTTTGTTCTGGCGTGGCAGTGCCGGCACTTGGATCGCCAGAAATTAGACGGGCCGCTATTGTTGCTGCGCGCGATTCTGGAGGAGCGTTTTTGTACATTGTTGAGTCTAGAAATTGCTTCTGTGCATCAGTTATGGCAAACTTTGGCATTTGCCATCTGCCCATAATAACTCTTGCGGCTTCATTTAGCCGCACAGATTGCATTTCTTGCGGAGTTAGCCTTGAAAACGGATTCATTACAATTCGCCCATCTTCGGCAGCCATTCCGGCAACAAACGGATTTGATCTAAAAAATTCTAGTTCTCCGGCAAACGGCAATCTTTCTTCAACGCCATACTGCGTGGCAATAATTGCTGGCCCAATCGGAGCCTCTGCTGTGCTCTCCAGTCCGGTTGCCATCGTCTACATCCTCGCGGCGCGCCCAGCGCCCCAGTGGTTTACGGTCGGCACGGCCAGCACGGACAACTGGGCCACGGTGTCGCGCTCGGTGTCATCCCGCAGCGGGAACGCGAACGTCACCGCAATCGCATCGGCCGCGTCCGGACTGGCGAGCCCACGGCGCTTCATGTGTTCCTTCGACTCCAGGAAAATCGTCCCGCTCGAATCCGGCTTCACCTTCGGCCCCGTCAGGTCGTTCTTCAACTGGCGGTCTTCCCGCAGTGACGCCGTGCGCAGCCAATCGCGCATCGCGCCCCATATCTCTGCGCGTTTATTGCCGTACATCACGGGCCTGCTGGACTTCCACCCAAAATTCACGCCGCGCACCTTATACCGCTGCTCGACCAACCTGTCCAGTATCCCATATCCCAGCCCACCCTCGTCAACCACCGTCAGCGCGGGCCTGTACCGCTCGATGGCCTCGATTACCCGCCCAACCACCTCCATCGTGTCCGCGCCCCTGTACCGGTGCAGCGCCAGCAAATCCCGGCCCTGCCGCACGGCAATTACCGTCGAATCCGCGCCACTGCGCGCGGGGTCCACCCCCAGCACAATCGGCGCGTCGGGGTCCTTCCACGGCGGCCTAGACATCGCCTCGTCCACCAGCGCCGGCGCGATGAACTGATCCTCGCCCTCAGACGGGAACTGACCGTACACCTCGACGCGCGCCTCGCGGGAGTCCTCGCCGTACTCGGCAATGATCGCCTCGTACACTCCCTTGTCCGTGTCTTCCACAGTCCTGGCATCCACCTGCAGGCTCTGCCAGAAATCACGCTTGGCGTGGAACGTCTCGAAGAAATACCCCGTGTTCCGACGCGGGTTCGAGAACGCCAGCCAGAATCTGTGCGGCGTGTTCTCGGTAAAAAACCCCGCAGCCACTGACCAAATCGAGTCCGGGACACCGCTCGCTTCGTCGAACACGACCATCATGCCGTCATCGTTGTGAGCCCCCGCATACCCGTCCGGGTTCTCCTCGCTCCAGAGCTTCCCCTCCGCGCCCCAGTACCGCGTGCCCTTCTTCAAATCACGCTCCACCAGGTCCGTCAGCCACTTTGCCGGCACAATCCGCGTCGCACTGATCTCCCACCAGTGTGAGTGAATCAGCATCGCCAGCCACTTCGTGATCTCGGCCCAGGTCACGCTGCGAAGCTGGTTCTCGCTGTTCGCGCTCACGATCACGCTGCTGCCGATCCGCGTGCTAAGCATCCAGAGCACCAGCCACGACACCAGCGCCGACTTCCCAATCCCGCGCCCCGACGCCACCGCCAGGCGCATCACCTCGTACAGATCCCGCGCGCCGTTCTCCCGGACGTGATCCCTGATCTGCCGCAGCACATCGCGCTGCCAGCGCCTCGGCCCCACGCGCTTGCCAAGCGGCGTGCCCGCCTGCCCCCAAGGAAACACGAACATCACCCACGCCTCGGGGTCGTCCCGCAGCGCAGGCGACCACATGCGGGTCATCAGGACCTGCTCTTCGGCGGGGGTGTATTTTATCGACTGCATTTATAGCGAATTTACTGCGGTTTATCGACGTTATCGCAGGCGGGTTACACCGCTTCCCCCAGAGTTTCCCGCGCCAGCGGCAATACTCGCGGAGCGATATCCACGACATCTTCCGCAGTAATACGCTCCACGCGCTTCTGGGCTTCTTCCAGGGCCACAGTAATCGATATCTGCGCCGAGCCCTGCACTTCGACTTTCTGCGTGGCAACCCAATCGTGCCTGTGCTTCAAAAACTCCAACGCCGCCTTACTATCCCCAGCCTGGGCAGCATCAAATACAACGCGGGACATTTCCAGTTCGCTGTCGGCGCGGCCTTTCATTTCGGCAATATCCGCAATGGGGTCCATTATCTTCAGGCGGGCAAACTCAGCCGGCAGCATTCCGGCAGCCAGCGCAAGCGATTCGCCGCGCAATCCCAGACGAGCAGCATCGTATATGCGCTCCAGTATCTCTGGCGTGGCCTTCAGCTCGCGGGCGCGGATGGGAAGGTCGCGGAACATGGCAGATTACAGCAGGCTGCTGACGCGGTTTCGGCAGTGAGTGCGCGAAGCGTATATGGCACGGAACATGGGGGGATGATAGCGGAAAAAAATAAAAGTTTTAGCGAGGGGTCCGTTTCTGTCAACGCCCGAGCCGTTTTCGATGGGGCATCCCCCCTCGCCTGGTCGCACACTGAACGTCAGCACGCTGATCATCTCGAGGCTGATCGTCAGCATACGCACCATGCTGCAGCGCAGCACCGGGCCGGCAGGGTCAGCGGCAGCGCTGAGCAGGCCGCGCACGTTAGTTTTCGCTAACATTGTTGAACCAGGGGGAATAGGGGACGCGACGCTATGTAAGCACGCACTGACATCAGAAAACCAGGGGGAATAGGGGACGCGGAAGCACCGAGCATGGCCTGACCCCCCGCGTGTCCCCTCGCCTCAGGGGGCGTGTCCCCTCAATTTAGACGCCTTCTCCCTATGATGTCTCCTATTGCCCCTTGCTTTTGCCCCTATCCTTTTAAGTCCTCTATGTATTATGTCAAATGGCGCTTTCGTTTAAACATTGACTTCCCAGGGGGAATGGGGGACATCAGGGGGGAACCGTGCGTTTTCAGAGGGGACAGACTCGGTCCAATGAGGGGACGCCGAGGGGGACATGCAGGCTAGGATCGGGTTAGGGTAAGTCCCGGTGTTCCTGACTGCTGCTGTAAGTTTCGCGTCAGGAAGGCCGCCGATGATGCGTGTGTGGTGCCGATGGGCGGTGCCGATAGGAGAGAGAGATGGAAGCACGGATCGACAGGTCAGCAGCACTGGCCCTGTTCCTGACCGAGCGCAAGGGCACATGCTTGGCAACCTGGAGCGGGCGCCTGCCTGCTGACGAACAGCGCGCGCTGTTGGGTCGGTTTCTGGGCAAGGGCAAGCTCTGGATCGACGGCACTGCTGAGACGGTCGAGCACTGGCGCACTGTGGGATTCGGGCTCGATGGTGAGTGCACGGTCAGCCTGAGCTGGAGGGTTTTGTAATGGAAGCACGGGTAGAGATCGTGAACGTGGGCGCCGATACGGCGCGCACGATGATGCTCACGTTCGCCGACCTGGACGCCGCTCACGCGTTCACTGCGGGCTATCCCGGCGCCTATTGGACTGACCTCGATGTCTCTGACGACAACGTGATCGAGATCGTGATCGCGATCGAATAACCACGGGCCTACGAGCCTGGTAATAAGGAGAGAGAGAATGACGACGAAGACCCCGACCGGATTTGTTTTCTATGATGGCCCGTCAGTTATCGACGGCGCGCCGATTATCGGCATAGCCGTGCTGCACTCGGAAAACGCGAAAACTGGCGACATGGTGCAGACGTACATTCTGCGCGCCGATATGTCCCCGCTCGATGCGATTGCATCGGGTGACGACGTCAGTATCTGCGGTGACTGCCGGCATCGTGGCGACGCAGAATCCCCGCGCACGTGCTATGTCAACGTCGGGCAGAGTGTGCAGTCCGTGTTTGCCGCATGGGTCCGTGGTTCATATCCTGCCGTGTCCCCGACAGCTGGCGCGCGCATGCTGGCAGGCCGGGTTGTCCGGATCGGTTCGTATGGTGATCCCGCGGCAATTCCTGCGCGCGCTTGGTTCGCGCTGGTTCGTTTCTCTGCGGGTCGCACCGGGTACACGCATCAATGGCGCCGTGCGGCAGCGCTGCGGCAGCTCGTTATGGCTAGCGTCGATACCGTGCCCGAGCGTGACGTGGCGCGCGCAATGGGTTGGCGCACGTTTCGGGTTCGCACGGCTGATCAGGCACTCGGCGCGCGCGAGATTGTCTGCCCTGCGTCTCCCGAGGGTGGCGACCGGCGGCAGTGTGTGACCTGCCGCGCGTGCGACGGCGCAGACCGTCCGGGGAAAGCCAGCGTCGCGATTGTTGTCCACGGGACGATGGCAAAGTATTTTGCTGCGGCGTGAACGCAGGGGTTAGCCCGGCGCGCCGGGTTACACCGTGCGTTTTGCACGACAGGAGATAGCGAGAATGATCCCCCCGAATGACACCCCGATCCTGCGCCGCGTCGACACGGCCGATGGTCTGTCGGTTACGCTGACGCGCACGCTACTGGGAACCTGGCGCGTAGTGTTTTGCGACACGGACGCCGATCGCGTAATCGAGTCTCGAGTGTTTTCCACGCGGGAAAACGCCGAATGGTTTGCGTCTACGCTGATTCCTGCCCGATAACCTGGAGGATAGACCGATGAAAACGTTTCTGATTTTGGATCGCCTGACCAGCGCGCGGACCCTGCCGGTCGAATATCGCCCGCTGAAAGTGACCGTTGGCGACACTGAGCATACGCTCGCCCTGCACCAGTCTGCCGGGTACTGGCGCGTGTCCGATCCCGTATGCGGTGGCGGTATCTGCAGCGTCAACGGCAGCTACAAGGGCATGCCGGTATCGTCGAAGGGCATGGGCGTGCGCGAGGCCACTGCGGCCGCTCGTGAGGCCGTGGCCAGCCTGGTGCGCAGGAACGGCGGACCGGCCGAGTGGAATGCGCGCCTCGAGGCCGCGCGTAAGGCGTACGCAGGCGTCAGCCCGCGTAAGCCCCGTCCCCGACACTGAACCCGCCCCGATTCGGGGCGCACTGGAGAACGAAGATGCACGATATCCCCCTCACCCTGCGCGATGCCCTGTTCGCCTGCGCACTGGGCCTCGCCCTGGGCGCCCTGGTGGCGATCGGGTTCTGACACTGACGATAGATAGGAGAAGACGCCATGGCGATTAAAAAAGGCGACATTGTCCGCATCAAGCCAGAATGGCAAGATCCGAACGACGACAAATACACATTCGTCGCAATAGAAGACCAACAGGGCGACACCGTGCGCATCGGATGCGTAGATGTCTGGCCTGACTTCCCGTTGATCCCAAATCAGCTCGTTCGCGTGTCCATGCTGGTGCAGCCATGAGAGTTCTCGTAGCCTGCGAATACAGCGGCACCGTGCGCGATGCTTTCCGCGCGCGTGGGCATGATGCGATGTCGTGCGACCTGCTGCCGACAGATGTACCGGGGCCGCACTATCAGGGCAATGTGCGCGATGTGCTGGGCGATGGGTGGGATCTGATGATCGCGCATCCGCCTTGCACGCATCTTGCGGTCAGTGGCGCGCGGTGGTTTCACTTGAAACAGCGCGAGCAGGCCGAGGCGCTTGACTTCGTGCGCTTGCTGATGGATGCGCCAATCTCGCGTATCGCCGTTGAGAACCCGGTCAGCGTGATTAGCAGCAGGATTCGCAAGCCTGATCAAGTCATCCAGCCGTGGCATCACGGGCACGAGGCAACGAAGACCACTTGCCTATGGTTGAAGGGGCTTCCGCCCCTGACGCCGACCGACGTCGTCGGCAAGGGCGCGCGCCACGTTACGCGTTCGGGGCGTAGCCTGCCCGCTTGGTACAACCTCCCGCCGTCGCCAGATCGCTGGAAAATCCGCAGCGTGACATATGCCGGCATCGCCGCCGCGATGGCCGATCAGTGGGGCGCGCTATGACCCCCGCCCCCGACACCCCCGCAGAGCCCCTCCGGGGGCCTGCGTGGCCTTTCCCGCCCGAGCTGCTGGACTACCCCAGTCAGCCGCCCTGCGCGCGCCCTGTGGGCCGCGTAATCCCGCCGGCTGATGCCGAGCCGGCTCTGATGTAGGAGAAACGATGATCCTGGCGCTGCTCGCAATCCTGCTGGCCCTGCTACTCGCAGCCCTGCTGGACCTATAATCGCCCGGTCCCTTCGCGGGGACCGTTGTCTCCTCCTCTGGCCGTGCCGCCAGTTCGCCCCGGGCGTCGAGCCCATCTCCGCCCGGGGCATCTTTTTCGGAGAAACGAAGTGTTCGTTCTGACCTACTGCAACCCCGGCCCCGAGGCGCTGCAGCGCGGCATCGCTGCTGCCGAGCGCTATTTCGCCGACACCGGGGCCGATCCCGTCGCGGCCTGGCGCGCTGCCGAGAATCTCAGTTTCGGCGCTGCGTATGACCTAGCGGCGCTGCGGCACTGGTACGCGGCTGAAGATGCTGCGATTCTGGCCGTCTATGGTCGCTGGCGGCATGCCCCTGCAGCCGTCGCGCTGGAGTGGCGCGCGGATCCCCAGCCGGCGCCCGAGGACGCCGACGAGGAAGCAGAGAATCCGAGCTGGTAACCTCGGAGCGGCTTAGCCCGCTTTGAAGTTGTAGACCTTCGCCGCAGGCATCAGGGTTTCGAGCATGCGGCGAATTTCGCTGCGGTTGCTCTGGTAGCGTTCCAAAGTGTCGGGCGAGCAAAGAATGTGCTTCTTGACCGGATGCTCCGGGCATCGGACCTTCCCCAGATCCAGCCACCCGGCGTGTCCTGCCGCGACATATAGACTCTGGATGCTGATCTTGTGATCCTGCATTCCCTGCTGGAGTTCGTCTACCACCGGCTGCCACGGCCCCATGATCGCACCGGGCCGGAAAACACCGACCCTGTTGCGCATCGCCTCGGCCAATAGAGCCTCGCCTGCACTCAGGCCGCCTTCCATCATCACGGTTTTGGCGTCGGTCACTGGCGGCCGATCCCCCGGCGAGAAATTCGATACGTCCCGCTGCCGCAACCAGTAGGCCACGCGGTCCAAGCCGCCGGCCTGATACCACTGCCAAAGGGCTCTGGCCTCCTGCTGGGGCAATATGCCGGCTTCTGACCACAAAACCATCCATCTGCGGTCATCTGCCGATAACGACAGGGATACTCGCTCGTTGCTAAAACCCAGCACTGACAGTCTGTTGACTGCCGGGTAGGGATGCCGGCCCTTTTCGTTGACGCTGAATGTCTCGGGCGGCGCTGCCAGCAGGGGCTTCAGTTTGTTTTCGAGTGCGCGCCTGTCCTGTAATTGCGGCTCGCGCAGTTCGTTCAGAACCAGAACCTCGGATAGAACGTAGTAATTGAATGCCGACTGAATTTCCTCAGTCGTGACGGTTTTGACATTCTGGCCCGTCGGCCCGCCGACAGCGTGCAGGAACGGCATCCAGAGCGTGTCTTTCCCGCTACCCTGCCGGCCGCCATGCAGGATGCCGTGGTTGATTTTCGCGCCGGGGTTCTGGACTTTGAACGCCATCCAGTCTAGGCAGTGTCGGCGCTCCTCGGGATCGGGGATCATGCGCTCTGCGTGTTCCAGCCACGGGCCGACATCGCCAGGCACGCCGGCCGGCCTGCCGTCGCGCCAGGTGTTTCCGTAGACCTCGCCGTCGTGGCCGACGAACAGGCTGTTCCCAGGCGCGTAGATCATGCCGGCCAGGGTGCGCGCTCCCATGGCGATGCGGTTCTCGTCGTAGCTGGTGCTGGCGCTGACTCTGCTATGCAGTCCGTTCGCGCCAGCGTGGATAGAGTGCATTTTGTGATGCCTAAATGCCGCGTCGAATGACTTGCGTTCGACCAGCTTCCTGCGATGCAGGTCGAAAAAGTCGGCGCTGCTCAGCAGGAAAGCGAAGCGCTTGTACCAGTCTGGCGGCTCCAGCGTCCCAATCTCGTCACTGTCGGGCGGCGTCGGGTCCGCTGCCGGCTGCGGCTCGGGCTTCGCTGCGGGGGTCGGCTCAGGCGCCGGCGCCTGCAGCCATAGCGACACTCTCTGAGCGATCCAGGCCCGCGCGTCGGACCACCGGGTCCACCCGCTATCGGCGCAGTCCCAGCCCTCGGGCTGGCCGCTGGGGGCGATGACCTTGACCTCGGCCGCCAGCGGCTGCAGGATGGCCGCCAGGCGCTCCATAGCCTCGATGCCGGCCTGATCCGCGTCAGGCCACAGGAGGATTTTCCGGCCCCGCAGGGTCTGCCAGTTCGCGCGGTTCAGCGCCTGCGCGCCGCCAGGCCAGGTCACGGCGACGTAAGGCGAGCCCGTCAGCCCTGCGGCAGCGTCTGCGGCTTTCTCGCCCTCGACCACCAGCACCGGATCCTCGGGTCGGGCCTCCAGTTCCTGCAGCCGGTACAGCGGGCGCGGCACCGGCCACTGGCCCATGCCCCAGCCGTCACTGCTGAAAGTCCACGGCACGATCTGCTTGCGCTGGCCCTCGGGGTCGTAGCGGGCCACGTAGCCCAAGACGTCCCCGTTGCCGTCGAAGTACGTCCAGCGGGCCGACGGGTTGCCGTGGATCGGGTGGATGCAATCGCAGTCCGCCGCCTCGCTGGGGACCGGCACGATGACCTGCCGCTGCGGTTTCGGCGGTCGTGCTGGCCTCGCTGGCGCTGCTGGTGCGTCGTCGAGCTCGCGGTAGGCCTCGGCCATCGTCATCTCATGGATCGCAGCATACAGGCTGATCAGGTCGCCTCCGCGCTCGTCGGCGGCGAAGTCAGCCCAGCGTCCGCTCAGGAGGTTGACGGAGCAGGAGTCGCCCTCGCCGCCGGCCAAGTCGCCGGTGACCCACTCATGGCCCCGCCTGCGACCGCCTGCGAGCCACTGTGGGACCAGCGTGTCGGCAGAGATGAGCAGGCGCTGCGCGAGGGCAGAGAAGTCGAGTTTCGTTGTCATGCATCCCCCAGCAGCCTGACGGCATCGTCCACACTGCGGCAAACCCCCGCCACACCCCCGGCCTGCCGGATCGTCTGCAGGAACTCCTCCTGCCCAGGCCGCATCCTGCCAGTGCGCGACTTGACCTCTATGGCCAGCGTCCGCCCGTCGCGCAAGACGCCCATGATGTCCGACATGCCGCGGGCGGTGTTGGCGCGGATGTACCGCGTGCTGCCGTCCCGGTTGCGCTCCGCGAAGGTGCCGCTGTTCTGCCGCCAGCACTGCGCGACGCGCGGATGGTGCTTCAGCAGCGCCATGATCGCCCGCAGGATGTCGGCCTCGCTGGGCTCGCCGCTCGGCTTCGCTGGGGCGCGCTTTCGGGGCTCGGGCGGGATGTCGAACTCAATGCGAGGCTTCCCGCTCATCGCGGCATAGGCGTCCATGCTGGCCTGATTGGCGAGCATGATTTCTCGTAGTGTTTTGCGGCCTCTCATGCTGCCAGCCTCCAGAAAACAGCGCCCCAGTCCGCAGCGCCAGGCCGATGTGCCCAGCGGACGCGGCGACGAATCAGGGAAATTGAAGACTTTGAGACACCGTAACGCTCGGCCAGCACACGCTGCGGCTCATCAGACTCGCGGATGGCGTCGATGTCGTCCCAAGTCAGCGACGAAGACAACTGCTTTGCGCGAGCTATCGCTGCGCGCCGCACCGGGTCTTGCATGACACCCGCGGCGGCCTTGCGCTTGCCCAACTGCGAGGCCGTCGTTGCACGAACGTGCGCAGGCGCTACGCACTGCGGATTCCCGCAAAAGACGCTTGCGTACAGGCCGCGCTTCAGCTTGCCCTGAGCCTGCAGCATCGCCTTTCTGACGGTTATATACCGGCGCTTCTTGCCGCCATGCTCGGCCAGCGGGATGTACACAATCGGCGTTTCTGCCGCATACACGCCCGTCCAGAGCAGGCAGTCGCCTTCCTCTGTGGTGCGCTCTTGAAGGGCCTTCGCCAGATAGGCGGGCCAAGCGTCGGGGGTCATGCGGAGCCCCCGGCTTTGGCAACGACAGCGCGCGCACGCGCCTCAATCATCCCGCCGGTCTTGAGCGACAAGACCCACTGAGCAAACTCCAGCAGTTCCGGCGCGGCGGCGATCAGGCGGGCGTTGGCCCTCTGCTCCTCGCATTGCGGTTCCATCGCGCTGCACTCCGCAACAATGTACTTCCCGTTCAGCGGCTTGACTCGGCATCTGCCATCTGCTGTTTCAAAGTAGTGCCACGGCCCCGGTGTGTGCTTGCTCATTTCCCGCTCCTTGCCTCCGCAGCGCACCGCGCCGCATACGCCCAGACGCTCGGCGCCCTTTCGGCCGGCAGCAACGCCGGCCCACTGGGCGGCAGAGTCGTCGCCATGCGCCAAGCTGACCAGCGGCCCACACTGGTGGGCTCAATCAGACCCATACGCCGCAGCGCATCAGTGTGCGCGCCGATGGTGTTGACGCTGAGTTTGAAATGCTTCGCCAGCGCCCCGCGCATGACGGGCTGACGCTGGCAGATGTAATCGAAGATTTCTTGTTGCCGAGGGTGTAGTGTCACGCTGTCCTCCTGTTGGGGCCGCAAGTGTCAGCCCGCGACGCCGCCGCAGTCAACCCGCAGAGAATGACCCTGTAGGATTGTCAGGTTTGTCCAATGCTGGACAAGGTGGGCCATCTAGTGACATGATGCGTCCGCGCCGATGCGAGCGCGACAACGGAGAGCGACGAATGTACACGACCTATGGCCCCGGTGACTTCCAGACTTGGGGCGGCAACCGACCGCCAGAGGACGGCCCCCTGACCAGCGAAGCCCGCGACCACTTGCTGGCCTGCCCGGCAGACTGGCAGATGTGGCTCAGCGTCGTCTCGCATGCCCGCGATGGTGCGGCGTTTGACGTGATCAACGTCCGCGAAGACGACATGGACAGCGTGTGCGTCGATACGCTGCTGGCGTGCCTGCTGTCCGGCACCCGCGCGCAGGCCGAGGCGGCGCGGTATGAGCTGCAGTCGCGTTTCCTGCGGGACAACCAGCGCAGGCTGAAGCAGATTGAGGATCAGCTGTGGCAGGCGCTCGGTGAGCGTGAGCCTGAGTATTACGACGATTTCTGAGGTGAGCATGACCACCACCATCAGCATTCACAACATCGTCAGCGTGCGCGCCGACAAGCGCACCAGTGCCAACGGGCACACCTGGCGGCACATCGTTATGACCGACTCCGATGGGCGCGAGACGAAGATCGCGCTGTTCCCGGCCAGCAACGACAAAGAG